AAGGGCCGCGATGTTCGTTACGCTGTAACAAAGTTGCGTGCTTCAAATGTTGTTCCTCGTGGCGGAATGTATGTTTCATACATCCACCCAGAAGTTTCACATGACCTACGCACAGAGACAGGTAACAACATCTGGCGTACACCACATGAGTACCAGAATGTTGGTCCACTATTTGCTGGTGAATTAGGCGCATGGGAAGGTGTTCGTTTTATCGAGACACCACGCATGACTAACTCAATCTCAGGTGGTGCTCTAACAGCACTTGCTACTGCTCCTGCAGTATCAGGTGTTTCAGGCGCATTCACAATCGTAGTAGCAAATGGCGCATTCGGTGGCCTTGCTGAGGTAGGAGATGCAATCTCAGGTACTAACGTAGGTACAGATGCTTTGATTACAGCAATCTCAGTTGGTACAACAAACACAACACTTACAGTGTCTGTTGCTAACTCAGGAACTGTTGGAACAAACACACTTACAGTTACTCCAAAGGCACGTGTTTACAACACTTACGTACTAGGACAGCAAGCACTTGCTGAAGCAGTATGGAAGGAACCAGGCATTGAGTTTGGTAACGTTGTTGACAAGTTGAACCGTTTCCGCCCAGTCGGCTGGCACGGTATCATCAACTGGTCTATCTACCGTCAAGAGGCGCTATACCGCATCGAGACTGCTTCATCAGTTCGTCCGTAATCTAAGTAATTAGATGGGTGGGGCAGGGGGAAACCCCTGCTCTATCCATAAAACGGCTTAGGAGGCTACATGGCATACAGATTCACAACACCTACAGTAAGCGAAGGTCCCGCTGGTGAAGGTCGCTTATTTGAGCAGTTCAGGCTTGTGAGAGGCATAACAGTCTTGAAGATAGATGGCGACTACTACGAACTTCGCTATCCATCCTCAGAAGAAGTAGAGGCTGCTGATGAAGCATACATTGGTGGTTATTCCTATGAAGTAACTGAAGCCGAAAAGGTTAGCCTTGAGGCTGCTGGTTACACAGTGGAGACAGTATGAGACACAGACAAGACCATCCTGAAGATGTTGAAGGTTGCTTTGGATGCAAGATAATTGGACTTCAATTAAATCCAGGGGATTCATCATCTCAAAAGATGGTAAGTAATAAGAAGTGGGATGGTGAGTTAGAAGCCTATCGTGCAGCACGTGCCGAAGGGATTCAACCTGCTGGCACAAGTATGAAAAAGATTCAAGAAGCAAGACGTGCCTCTGATGTTATGGGTAAAGCATTTGACGCTAACACTATGGGCGATAGCAAGATAATACAAAACAATACCGTATCTAAACTCAAAGAAGTAGGAGCAATATAATGCCAATGGTAAACGGAAAAGAATTTGCATACACCGCTAAGGGTATGAAGGCAGCCAAAATGGAAGCCAAGAAGTCTGGCAAGAAGATGGTTAAGAAGACTGCTAAGAAAAAGACTATGAAGAAGACAGCAAAGAAGGCAGCAAAGCGTGGACTATTTGGGGGAAAGTACTAATGAAAAAGCCACCACGCAAAGCAGTTGCAAAAAAAGCAGTTGCAAAGAAGCGTAACTCTGGAAACATATTTGTAATGCCAGATGGCAGCACTATTGGCGGTAGAGATATTGGCAAGATTAAGCCAACTCCTAAGCCAAAGCCTATGCCTAGCCCATCTCAATGGACTCCTAAGCAATACGATGCAATCTTAAAGAAGGCTATTGCTGACGCAAAGAAGAAGAAAAAGTATTAAGGCAAATAATGGCATACACAAAAGCAGGATTGCGTGAGCGTTTAAAGAATCAGATTATGGCTGGCTCTAAAGGTGGTAATCCTGGTCAGTGGTCTGCTCGTAAGGCTCAGTTACTAGCACAGGCTTATAAAAAGGCTGGTGGTGGTTACTCAGGTGCTAAGACTGCTAAACAAAAGTCTTTGTCTAAATGGACTAAAGAGAAGTGGGGTACTAAATCTGGTAAGCCAAGCACTCAAGGTGCTAAGGCTACTGGTGAACGGTATCTACCTAAGAAAGCAAGAGCGGCTTTAAGCAGTGCAGAGTATGCAAAGACTAGTGCCGCTAAGCGTGCTGGAACTAGTGCTGGTAAACAATTCGTTAAACAACCTAAATCTATTGCAAAGAAGACGGCTAAGTACAGATGAAAAAAGATTCTAGATTAACCCGTGCTGGTGTATCAGGCTATAACAAGCCTAAGCGTACGCCTAACCATCCTAAGAAGTCACATGTAGTTGTGGCTAAGTTAGGAAGTCAAGTCAAGACTATTCGTTTTGGGCAGCAAGGTGTATCTGGTTCTCCAAAAAAGGCTGGTGAATCTGCATCCTATGCAGCACGGCGCAAGTCTTTCAAAGCAAGGCATTCTAAGAATATTGCCAAAGGCAAACTAAGTGCAGCCTACTGGGCAGATAAGGTGAAGTGGTAATGGGTATCCTACTCAATGAATTAACAGATGAAGTTCTGATTAACCTTGCAGGTTATACACTGCAACAAGACAAGGCTACACATTTAACAGCCGATATTTCTACAACCACATCTACTATTGCAGCGCCTACAATCTTTAGCGTAGCCGATGCTCAACGCCTTGGTGCTGGTATAGTAGAGATTGATGACGAACTACTATGGGTAGATACTGTAGACCGTGTTTCTAATACAGCAACAGTATCTCCGTATGGGCGCGGGTTTTCAGGTTCTACAGCAGCAACACATACTGCTGGTTCAAAGGTAACTATCTCTCCAACATTTCCTAAGCACGTTGTTAAGCGTGCTATTCAAGACACCATTCGTGCTATGGGTTCTTCTATGTTTGCCGTTAAGCAAACAAGTTTTACATTTAGCAGTACTGCAATAAACACATACGAATTAGATAACAAAAATATACAAAACATTTTAACTATGCACTGGCAAGATATTGGCTCTAGTAGAGAATGGATTCGCATTAAGCGATGGGATTTAGATTCTTTTCCAGATGTTGACACTTGGGGCAGCGGTGCACAAACAGTAACTATTGGAGATAGAATTGTATCAGGCCGTAAGGTGAAGGTTGTTTATACAACTGTACCTACAACACTGTCTACTTCATCTACAGATTCATTTACTACACAAACTGGATTGCCTGAGTCTTGCAAAGATGTTGTAATTCTTGGTGCTTCATACCGTTTAATTGCTTACTTAGACCCAGCCCGTACTGGTGCACAGTCACCACAGGCTGATGAAACAGATAACACTCGCACCTTTGGTTCAGCAACTAATGCGTATCGTCAACTGTTTGCTCTTTATAACCAACGTTTATCAGAAGAAACAATGTCACAACAACAACAATACCCGCCACGAGTTCACTTCAGCCGATAGGAAGATTGAATGCCAACTAGAAAATACTCATCCCGTTCCCAGCAAACTACTCTGACTAGTGGAATTAACTCAAGCGTAACTTCTGCTACAGTCGTATCTGGAAGCGCACTCCTTGGCGGTATAACCGTTTCTGCTGGAGAAATCTTTACTGTAGTAATTGACCCAGATACAGCCCTTGAAGAAATTGTAGATGTTACGGCAGTTAGCACTAATACGCTAACCATAGTTCGTGCCATTGATGGTTCGACAGGACAGGCTCACTCTGCTGGTGCAGTAGTTCGCCATATGGCGATTGGTCGTGACTACCGTGAGGCTAATAGCCACATTGAAAACACAACAACTGCTCATGGTTTGACTATTGCTAACGTCCTTGAGACGACTGATACAAACATGATTACCACAGCAATGCTCCAATCAAATGCTGTAACAACTGCAAAGATTACTGATGCTAATGTAACTACAGCAAAAATTGCCGATAGTGCAATTACATCAGCAAAGATTGCAGACCTTACCATTGCCACAGGCGACATTGCAGACTCTGCTATCACAAGCGGAAAGATTGCAACTGGTGCTGTAGGTACAGTCAAGATTGATGACCTATCAGTTACAGAAGGTAAGTTAGCCGCTAACTCAGTTACATCAGCCAAGATTGTTGACGGGACTATTGTTGCTGGTGACTTAGCAGACGGAGCAGTTACATCTGCCAAGATTCTAGATGGAACAATCGTTAATGCTGATATCAACGCATCAGCGGCTATTGATAAGACAAAGATTTCAGGTACAGCAATTACCGCTGCTGATACAGGTACAGTTACTAGCACAATGATTGCGGATGCAACTATTGTGGATGCTGATGTATCTGCTACTGCAGCCATTGCCAAGACTAAGTTAAACCTTGGTGGAACTATTACCTCTGCTGACTTGGTAGATGGAACTATTGTTAACGCAGATATCAATGCTTCTGCTGCAATTGCACTATCTAAGTTGGCAGTCGACCCACTGGCTCGTACTAACCATACTGGTACACAGACAGCATCTACAGTTTCAGACTTTGATACACAAGTTCGTACATCTCGTTTAGACCAGATGGCAGCACCTACTGCAGCCGTTGCTCTTAATGCTCAAAAGATTACAGGACTTGCAGACCCAACCAATGCTCAGGATGCGGTAACTCTTAACTACATCACAACTCAAAAGGGTGCAGTTAATGGTATTGCTGAACTTGATGGAAGCGGATTAGTTCCAACCCATCACCTACCAGCACTAGCAATTTCTCACACATCAGTAGTTGCATCACAAGCAGCAATGCTTGCTTTAACTGCACAGGTTGGTGATGTTGCGGTTCGCACAGATGTTAATAAGTCATTTATTTTAACAGCAGACCCAGCATCAACCCTTGCTAACTGGCAGGAACTTCTTACTCCAACAGATGCAGTTCTTTCTGTTGATGGTAACACTGGCGCAATCAGCCTATCTGGAACTTATCTTAACCGCACAAGCGGTCAGTTGCTAGGTACTCTAGATGCCAATACTCATAAGATTACAAATCTAGGAACACCTACAAGTGATGCAGATGCTGCTACTAAGGTGTATGTAGATACCGTTGCAGGTTCTGCTACCGCTGCTGCAGCAAGTGCTGCCGCTGCTGCCACAACCTACGATAACTTTGATGACCGCTACCTAGGTGCTAAGTCAACTGCTCCATCTGTAGATAACGATGGCAATGCACTTATCACTGGTGCTCTTTACTGGAACTCAGTATCTGCAACAATGTTTGCTTGGTCAGGTTCTGCTTGGGGTTCTATCTCCTCGACAGCAGCAATCTACCGATTCCGATTCACTGCATCTGGTGGAGAAACATCAGAGTCAGGTTTAGATGATAATGGATTAACTCTTTCCTATCTTGTAGGTTATGAGCAGGTATACCTTAATGGTGTGCTTCTTGCTCGCACCTCTGATTACAATGCTACAAATGGTACAAGCATTACAGGACTAGCAGCATTGACTGCTGGAGACATCCTTGAAGTAATTACATTCACAGCATTTGATTTGGCTACAGCAATTCCTAGTACAGTTATGGATGCTAAAGGTGACTTAATTGTTGGAACTTCTGCAGATACTGTAGGCAAATTAACAGTAGGTACTAATGGATATTACCTAAAGGCTGATTCATCAACTGCTACAGGTTTAACTTGGTCAGCAGTAGACCTATCATCTTATGCAACAACAACAACAGTTCAAGACAATTACATAATGTCCCTTATGGGCGCAATCTAAGAAAGGTAGTAACTAATGGCTACAACAACTAAGGTGCTGGCTCGTACAGCAGCAGCAACATCAAGCACAACGCTATACACAGTACCCTCTGCAACGACTACAGTAGTAACTAACATTGTTATCTGTAATCCAACAGGGTCTGCAGTAACTGCATCAATGACAATCAATGCTATTGACCTTCTAGGTAGCGTATCTATTGCTGCTAATTCAACTGCATTTTTTGACCTTAAGCAAGTAATTCCCGCAACACAGGTAATTGCTGGTAGTGCATCATCGACATCAGTAGACTTTCACATTAGCGGAGTGGAGATAGCGTAATGGGTATTTCAGTATTTCCTGCCGCAGGTGGCGGCCTTACACAAAAGTTTGCTGAATTTACTGCAACTGGTACTTTTACTCCGCCCTCATCTGTTTCAACAGTAGAAGTTTTGCTTGTTGCTGGTGGCGGTTCAGGCGGTGGGTGCGGTGATGGTAATAATAATTCTGGCGGCGGCGGCGGCGGTGGTCAGGTAGTTAAAAAGTATTTAACTGTTACAGGTGGTACTTCGTACACAATTACAATTGGCGCAGGTGGCACGGCTAGCACAGGGCAAGGTAATAATGGCGGTAATTCATCATTTGGTTCATTATTGGTTTGCGGCGGCGGCGGCGGTGGTGGTAATGGTGGTACCAGTGCCGCTGGAAGTGCAGGCAATTCAGGAACTAATGCACAAGGTGGTGGAAATCTTGGAGGAAGTGCAGTAGACCGCGCGGGAGGTGCAGCCCCAGGTGGTTCAGGCGGAGGCGGTGCTGCTAATCAAAATGCTTTATCTATTGGCGCAGGCGGAGGCGGTGCTGGGAGTATCGGTTCTAATGGCGGCATAACAACTGGAGGTCCATTGCATTACCCACCGCGAGGAGGAGAAGGCTTGTATGGATTTGGTGCTGGTGGCAACGGTTCTACACCAACAGTCAGCGTTTTAGCCAGCAATCCCCCTGCAAATAGTGGCGCAGGTGGAACTGGTCGTTATGGTGGTACTGCATTAACAACTGCAGCAGCAGGTGCTTCGGGTTACTGTTTAATAAGTTATTGGAGTTAATTATGGAACAACATTACGCATTTATTAAAGATGGCAGAGTTGCAAACATTGCAGTATTTGCTTCACAAGATGAAGTTCTTGCTGATGCAGTTGCACAAGAACAAGGCTATAATGATGCTGTATGGGTAGGCTCAAATATTCCTGCAATGTTTTCTTCATACGATGGCACAGTATTTACTCCTCCAACTGAGGAACATTTAATCTCTATTGGAGTTCTAAATCCACCAGTAGAGGAGCCAACTAATGACTAAAGCCCGTGACCTAGCCAATGCTAGTACAGCCCTATCTGCAGTATCTGCTACGGAATTGGGCTATGTAGATGGAGTAACATCTGCTATCCAGACACAGATTGATACTAAGTTAGCAACTGCTACAGCAGCATCTACTTATGCACCTCAAACAGCACCTACGCTAACTGCACCAATTGTAATTGCTCCAGAAGAACGCACAACTGTATCAGCAACTGCAGCAGCATCTACTGTTAACTTTGATGCTTCAACTCAGGGTGTTCTTTATTACACTAGCAATGCTACAGCCAACTGGACATTAAATGTTCGTGGAACTTCTAGTGCTACATTAAGTAGCATATTAGCAGTCGGTGATTCAATTACTGTTTCTTTCTTGGTAACTAATGGAAGCACAGCCTATTATCAAACAGCCTTTAATATTGATGGTGCTGCTGTAACACCTAAATATTCTGGTGGAACTGCACCAGCATCAGGCAATGCTTCTTCTATAGATGCATACACATATACAATTATTAAAACAGCAGCAACTCCAACCTACACCGTATTCGGTGCTGGTCCAGTCAAGTACGCATAAGGAGACATAATGCCATTTTTTAGTCCTGTATCAGCAGGTGGAGTACCTAAAGCAACTGTAACTGGAACAACAGGTTCACCAACAGTTGACACATCATCACGCGCAGGAAAAACAATCTACAAATTTACAGGTTCAGGTTCTATTACTATTGGGACTGCTGGCTCTTGTGAAGTTCTTGTTGTTGGTGGTGGCGGTAGCGGTGCTTTTGCTGGTCCAACACCAGGAAGCACAGCCCCAGGCGGCGGTGCAGGCGGTTATCTTTATACAGTAAATGGATTTTTACCATCAGGAACGCATACTGTTACAGTCGGTACAGGTGGTGCAGCAGGTGGAAACGGTGGCACTGGAAGCAAGATAGGAACAGTTTATTACACATCAGGTGGCGGCGGAACTGGCGGTGGAACGGCTGGAAAAGACGGCGCAAGCGGTGGCGGTGGTGGTGCTGGTAGCGGCGGCGGTAGTGCTTCATTTGCAGGCGGAATTGCTAATGGTGGCGGTGGTGGAAACGCTGGAGGCACAGGTTTTTATGCTGGTTCTGCTAATACCAATAACAGAGCAGGCGGTGGTGGTGGTTCAGGTGGTGCAGGTGGTAATGCTTCGTCAGGCGTTACGGGCGCAGGCGGGGCTGGTACGGCTAATTCAATCACTGGTTCATCAGTTACTTACGCAGCGGGCGCACCTGGTGAGAGTAGTACAAGCGGCGCAACGAATACTGGCAACGGTGGTGGTGGTAGTAATAGTTCACCAACAGGCGGTTCAGGCATAGTTATCATTGTAGTAGGCTAACTAATTTTTTAATTAAGGAGTAACGTGGCAGGCAGAGACTTAACAGATGGTAGAGCCAATCGCTCCATTGCTGTAGACGTAGGTGTAG